GATTCGCCTTAGTCTCGTGGGCTCGGAGATGTGTATAAGAGACAGAAGCTGTACAATCAGCGTCACACTATCGGTCAGATAGCGGATCAGAAGAAGAAATACGCTAAGGAAATGCCGGTATTCGCAGATGCTCCGAAAGAGTTTGTGTCAGCAACCGAGCTTATCAGACAGCAGCAGGATATTCTTGCAAGAAACGGCGAAAATCAGCGTAAAAGACAGCTCAGAGAGCAGTACGACAGAGAACTTGAGTTGGCTCGGAAGGCATACGAAGAAGCACAGGCAAGACTTGAAACGGCAACGGTAAACGCTGAAACCGCACATCGTGACGCTGAAGGCCTTGCAGACGAGAGCACGGCAGAGCTTGAACAGAGTATAGCAGACATTGAGCAGATAAACGCAAAGGTCCGTGCAAATCTTGACCGTGAAAAAGCTGAACTTGACGCTGAAGCGTATAAAACTCAGTATATACAGCTTACCGAAGAAATACAGTCTGTCAGAAAAGCTAAAACAGATCTTCTTGACGGTGCAGACTTACCGCTTGAGGGCTTGTCGGTAGATAACGGCGAGCTTACATACAACGGTTTTAAATGGGATAATATGTCTGGTTCGGAACAACTCAAGGTTGCGACCGCAATTGTCCGCAAGCTCAATCCCGAGTGCGGTTTTGTACTGCTCGACAAGCTTGAGCAAATGGATTCCGACACACTTGTGGATTTCGGAAAGTGGCTTGAAGCCGAGAACCTACAGGCGATAGCTACAAGAGTATCAACGGGTGATGAGTGCAGTATCATAATCGATGACGGCTATTCAAAGCCGGTTGAAAAGAAAGAAACTACAACATGGAAGGCAGGTACATTTTGATGAGTACAACAATGAACATCACTAAAGGCAGAATCGAAACCGCCAAGAAGGTGGTTATATACGGTCCCGAGGGAATAGGCAAGTCAACGTTTGCATCGCAGTTTCCCAATCCGTTATTCATCGACACCGAGGGTAGTACAAAGGAAATGGACGTTGCCCGTTTTGATAAACCGACATCGTGGGAGCTGCTTAAGAGCCAGATTGAGTATGTCAAGCTCAATAAGCCTTGTGCCACGCTTATAATTGATACGATAGACTGGGCGGAACAGCTTTGCATCAAGTCTATCTGCGATAAGTACGACAAAAAGGGCATCGAGGATTTCGGCTATGGCAACGGTTATGTGTACGAAAAGGAAGAGTTCGGCAGGTTTCTTAATCTGCTTGAAGAGGTTATCGAAGCCGGAGTTAACGTTGTACTCACAGCTCACGCTATTCTCAGAAAGTTTGAACAGCCCGATGAGCTCGGAAGCTATGACCGCTGGGAGCTGAAGCTCGGCAAGAAGACAACCAATCTTATATCTCCTCTTGTTAAAGAATGGGCTGATATGGTGCTTTTCGCAAACTACAAGACTATTTCGGTAGCGGTTGACAAGGACGGCAAAAAGCATAAGGCACAGGGCGGCAGACGCATAATGTACACATCACATCATCCCTGCTGGGACGCAAAGAATCGTTACGGTTTGCCGGAAGAAATTCCGATGGAGTACGGGCAGATAAAGCACATTATCGAAAGAAATGTTGCCGCACAGCCTGTCGCTACCGTTCAGACTGCACCTGTTGCAAAAGTGGCAGCTGCAGAAAACGCAACAACCGCCACGAATGATAATGTAACGTCGGCTCCTGTTCCGACAATAACACAGGAAAGCTCAGGCATACCCAAAGCTCTTGCGGACCTTATGACAGCAAACAGCATAACGGAAGAGCAGATAAGAGCGGCAGTAGCAAGCAAGGGATATTTCCCTGCCGATATGCCGATAAAGGACTATCCCAAGGAATTTATCGAGGGTGTGCTTATTGGGGCATGGGAGCAGGTAAAAGCAATGATAACGGAGATGCTTATGACAGACTATGAGAACGAGGCTTACCCGTTCTGATAAACGAAAGGAGAAATAACATATGAGTGAATTTGAAAAAGAATTAGGCTGGGACGACGTAATTGAGAAAGAAAGCGATTTTACGCTTCTTCCCGCAGGTGACTACGACTTTACGATAACAGGCTTCGAGCGTGCAAGATATGAGGGCGGCGAAAAACTGCCGCCTTGCAACAAGGCTGTAATATCTATTCATATAGACGCTCCGGAAGGCTCAACTACAATTCAGCATAATCTGTTTTTGCACAGCAAGTGCGAGGGTATGCTTTCGGCATTCTTTATCGGCATAGGTCAGAAGAAACACGGCGAACCGCTTCGCATGAACTGGAACAACGTCATCGGTGCCAAAGGTCGTTGCAAGGTGTACATAGATACTTGGAAGAACAAGAACGGCGAAGAAATGCAGTCTAACAGAATAAAAAAATTCTATGAGCCGTCACCGGCACAGACTGTTTCTCAGGCACCTGCAAGCTCTCAGGCGGGTGTATTTACACCGGGTAAATTCTGATGGAATTAAGACCGTATCAGAAAGAAGCCAAAACAGCGGTACTTTCACAGTGGGAGCAGGGTAATTCAAAAACCCTGCTCGTACTGCCTACGGGTTGCGGTAAAACGATAGTTTTTGCAAAAATCGCAGAAGACCGTGTCCGCAACGGAGAAAGGGTACTTATACTTGCGCACAGGGGCGAACTGCTTGAACAGGCGGCGGACAAGATACTGAATGCATGTGGGCTTGGCTGTGCTGTAGAAAAGGCGGAAGAAAGCTGTATAGGCTCATGGTATCGTATAACGGTAGGCTCTGTACAGTCGCTTATGAGAGAAAAGCGACTTGCACAATTTTCAAAAGACTATTTCAATACGATCATAATTGATGAAGCGCATCATTCCATTTCGGACAGCTATCAGAAGATACTCGGATATTTTGATGAAGCAAAGGTACTCGGAGTTACGGCAACGCCGGACAGAGGAGATATGAAAAATCTCGGACAGGTATTCGACAGCCTGGCGTATGAATATACTTTGCCGAGAGCTATCAAAGAAGGGTATCTTTCACCGATAAAGGCACTCACCATTCCTCTGAAACTCGATTTGACAGGTGTCGGTACTCAGGCAGGAGATTATAAGGCGAGTGACATTGACACAGCTCTTGACCCTTATCTGTATCAGATAGCGGATGAAATGCTGAAATATTGCAAGGAACGTAAAACGGTAGTGTTTCTGCCGCTTATAAAAACGAGTCAGAAATTCTGCAAGATACTTAACGAAAAAGGCTTCCGCTCTGCAGAAGTCAACGGAAATAGCATTGACAGAGGTACTGTTCTTGCTGATTTCGATAGCGGTAAATATAATGTGCTGTGTAATTCGATGCTTCTGACGGAAGGCTGGGACTGTCCAAGCGTCGATTGCGTAATAGTTCTCAGACCTACTAAGGTAAGAGGGCTGTACTGTCAGATGGTCGGCAGAGGAACAAGGCTTTGTGAGGGCAAAAAAGATCTGTTGCTCCTTGATTTTTTGTGGCATACCGAAAGGCACGAGCTGTGTCGTCCTGCACATTTGATATGCGAAAGCCCGGAAGTCGCCGAAAAGATGACTGAAAATATTGCAAAGGCAGGTATGCCGGTTGACATTGAGCAAGCGGAAGAAAAAGCAAAAGAAGATGTAGTTGCTCAGCGTGAGGAAGCACTTGCAAAACAGCTTGCGGAAATGAAAAAACGCAAGAGAAAACTTGTAGATCCTCTCCAGTATGAAATGAGCATTCAGGCGGAAGACTTATCTTCTTATGTTCCTGCGTTCGGTTGGGAGTGCTCTCCGCCGTCGGATAAGCAAAAGGCGACCCTTGAAAAGCTCGGTATATTCCCCGACGAGATAGACAATGCCGGCAAAGCTCAGCTGTTACTTGATAGGCTCGGCAAACGGCGCAATCTCGGACTTACTACTCCAAAGCAGATACGTTTTCTTGAAAGCAGAGGTTTTCAGCACGTAGGCACATGGCAGTTTGAAAGTGCAAGAAATCTGATTGACAGAATAGCGGCTAACAACTGGCACGTTCCGAACGGAATAGATCCTGCAAGCTATGAACCGAAGGTGGTGAATAATTCAGATGTCGGAATTTGATTTTGACCTTAACGAAGCACTTAAATATATAAGCCCGTCAGACCTTTCCTATCAGGAATGGGTGAATGTCGGTATGGCGCTCAAAGAAGAGGGATATTCCGTTACCGTATGGGATAACTGGTCGGCAAATGACAACAGATACCATAAAGGCGAATGTGAAAAGAAATGGGAGAGCTTCAACGGCTCTTCCTCTCCTGTCACCGGTGCTACCATAGTTCAGATGGCTAAGGACAGAGGAATGATGTTCGGCACGGGAGAAGACAGAGAGCTTGACTGGGACGATGAAATATCATACGAACATCACGATGAACACGTTGTTGTAAATAAAAACTGGATAGAGGGCAAAGAGATAAACGCTCCGACAGACTGGCAGCCTCACAGAGAAATAATCAGATACCTTGAAGCATTATTCGAGCAGAGCGAAAATGTCGGATATGTTGTGCAAAGCTACGAAAAAGACGGTAAATTCATCCCTGCCAACAAGGGCTATTATGACCGCACGGCAGGTCAGCTTATCGAATCATTGTCGCAGTGTGACGGCGATATAGGCTCTGTTCTCGGTGATTACAACACTCAGGCGGGGGCATGGATACGTTTCAACCCTCTTGACGGCAAAGGCGTTAAAAACGAAAACGTAACCGAATACAGATATGCGCTTGTTGAAAGTGACAATGTAGATATAGAAAAACAGCACGCAATCATCTGCGAGCTTGAACTGCCCGTAGCTGTGCTTGTGTACAGCGGAAAGAAGTCACTGCACGCTATTGTAAAGGTAGATGCCGCAAATTACGATGAATACCGTAAACGTGTAGATTTTCTGTATCAGATATGTCAGAAAAACGGACTGTCACCCGATACGCAGAATCGTAATCCGTCAAGATTATCACGTCTTCCCGGTGTTCAGCGTGGTGAAAACAGGCAGTACATAGTTGATACAGACATCGGTAAAAACGGTTGGGATGAGTGGCGGGAATGGATAGAAAGTGTAAATGACGACCTGCCCGATACCGAGAGCATGGCTGATGCGTGGAGCAATCTTCCGGAACTTGCACCGCCACTTATTGATGGTATACTCAGACAGGGACATAAAATGCTTATCGCAGGACCGTCAAAGGCGGGTAAGTCGTATGCTCTTATAGAAATGTGCTGTGCAATAGCGGAAGGCAAAGAATGGCTTGGCTGGAACTGTACCAAAGGTAGGGTGTTGTATGTAAATCTTGAGCTTGACAGGGCTTCTTGCCTGCACCGTTTCAAAGATGTATATACAACACTTGGCTGGGAACCTCAAAATCTTAGTAATATTGATATATGGAACCTAAGAGGTAAGTCTGTGCCGATGGACAAGCTCGCACCGAAACTTATCCGCCGTGCGAGCAAGAAGAACTATATCGCCATTATCATAGACCCGATTTATAAGGTTATTACCGGTGACGAGAACAGCGCAGATCAGATGGCGCATTTCTGCAATCAGTTTGATAAGGTGTGCACGGAACTTGGCTGTGCGGTTATATACTGCCATCACCATTCAAAAGGTGCACAGGGCGGTAAGCGTTCAATGGACAGAGCCTCGGGTTCAGGTGTATTCGCAAGAGATCCCGATGCACTGCTTGATCTTACGGAGCTGGAGCTTACCGACAGCATAATAAAGCACGAAAAAGACAAGATGACCTGCAAGATATGCTATGACCAGCTGAAGAAATGCGGACACGAAGACGATGTTTCACAGGATGATATATGCAGTGCAAAGCAGATGCGTGAAGCGCTCAGAAACGCTGTGCCGGACGCAGATTATAAGCATGTGTGTGATTTCATTACCAAGTGTGAAAAACGCACAGAGAGCCGTACAGCGTGGCGTATAGAAGGCACGCTCCGAGAGTTCCCGAAGTTCCCGCCGGTGAACGTTTGGTTTGATTATCCCGTTCATCGTATAGACAAGACCGACGTATTAAAAGACATACAGCCCGATGACGGCAGAGCAGTAGGTTGGCAGAAGAATTTCAGCAAGAAAAAGACCGAAAAGGAACGTAAGGACGAGCGTAAAGAATCGCTCGAAACGGCATTTGATGCTTGCATGATTGACGGCAAGGTTACTTTATCCGGTATGGCCGAGTATATGGGCGTGACCGAAAAGACGGTCCGAAACCGTATAAAAGAGCACGGCGGTTTCTGGATTGACGATAACGAGGTAGGGAAAAAGTCGAAGTGAAAACTTTCATTGCGAGGGAAAATCTCGGTGATTTTCATTTTCACTGACAGGGAAAATGTCGAGAAAATTTCTTTCACTGTCAGTGAAAAAGTCGAGAATTTTCACTTTCCCTACAGAGTGAAAAAGTCGGTGAATTATCGAGATTTTCACTGTCAGGGAAAATCTATTATTATAAACAATACTTCTGTCGGGGCAGAGGTAGCCCGACAGAAAGTATTTTGAATAATGACGCACACGAGGAGGTGCAAACTTAAATGGCAAAAACAAGCAAAGCAAGACAAGTTATAATCGAGGCAGCTAAAAAAATGCCGCCGCTGTTTCACAAGATTCCCGATGAAGATTTTGATTACAGAAAAGCAAGGACACTCTGGTGGCTCGTCAAACAGCCGGAAGTTCTTAAGTATGTCTGGGATATAGTCAAACAGTCGGGCGCAGTGATATATGACGGCACAACTCGCAAATGGCACGGTGTAGATTTTGAGGAGGTCGATGATGAAGACTGAATTTTTTATGCCGATGATACCGCCTACGGTAACGGCACAGGAACACAAAGTAACGGTTTCTCACGGCAAGCCGATATTCTATGATCCGCCCGAAGTCAGATCAGCGAAGGCTAAACTGACAGCGTACCTTTCTCAGCATAAACCCGACAAGCCGTATAAAAAGGGCGTAAGGCTGACGACAAAGTGGCTGTTCCCGAAAGAACAGCACAAAGACGGAGAGTATCGTATAACGAAGCCTGATACCGACAATCTTCAGAAAATGCTGAAGGACTGCATGACTGTTTGCGGGTTCTGGACTGATGATGCGCTTGTCGCAAGCGAGATATGCGAAAAGTTCTGGGCGGCAAATCCCGGAATATATATCAAGGTCGAGGTGCTGAAATGACGATAGACGAAGTTCAGCAGGCTATGGTAAGCGGTCAGACCGTAAGGCATACACACGGAGGAATAACCGCCGAATACACAATAAGCGGTGTTATATCCCGTTACAGCAAGATAAGAGGCTGGTATTATGTGCTTGAGCTTAAAGACAGAAAAGCGGACAGCTTGTCTGTCGTGAATATGGAGGAGGTTGAAAATGAAAGAATATATTAAGCGTGAAGTATTGTCAAAAATTATGAACGATATAGCAGGAGATGAAACTTGCCCTATGAACATTGCGGCAGATATTTATTATGCCGTAGATTGCATACCTGCGGCAGATGTCGAGCCAGTAAGGCACGGGTGTTGGGAAGTAGGGTATTTTCACGACCGAGTGTGTAGCTGTTGCACGCACCCCGACAATGACCTTGATGATTATCCACATCTGTACTGCCCTAACTGCGGAGCAAAGATGGATAAAAAAGACGGACAAAGGAGATAAATAATGACTAAACGCAAACCCGCAACTGAAACCTGCTTGTTTTGTGGGCGCAAAATTTCTGACAGAAGCAACGCAGACACAATCAGAGAGTTTGTCTGCCGTTTTCAGCAGACGGCAAGTGAATCGACAACGACATTACTTGGCAATCGCATTGTAACTTACAGAATATCGCCAGAGGAGCTTGAGGAACTTATGGATAATATGATAGCGGAGGTAATTGGAGAAGATAGCATGATGAAAGCTTGGTTTGCAAAAGAAACTGTTAATTTTAGGGCAACAGTCGTCTTTGCTGAAACACGAGGCAAAGCAAAATCAGCCGCATTAATTACCGATTGCTGTGAAGGGGCAAATTTCTGCGATATTGAAGTAAGACGAGTACCGCAAATGGACAAGTATTACGTCGAAGGTAAAACAGAAATGGACTGGTCAGATCCGAAAGACAGAGTTGCTTTAGTAAAAGAGTGCGGTTTTTGTTGTAGACATCCGATAGCAGAAGATTGCAAAGACTGTTCTGCAAAAGAGTTTTGCGATGAGGCAGTGCAGAAAAAGGAGCACCCCAATGACCGCTAAAGAATACCTATCACGCTATCACCTTATCAACATACGCATAAATCAAAAGATAGATCAGCAACGACAGCTTCGGGAGCTCGCTACCAACATATCGCCGTCATCGGGCGGAGGACACAACAGCGGGGTATCGGACAAGGTGGGTATGGCTGTTGCAAAGATAGCAACGCTTGAGCAGGAGATAAACGCAGAGATAGACAATCTTATCCGTGTAAAAGCCGAGATAGAGCGCACTGTCTCTGCGGTATCTGACGAACGGTTAAGGCTGATACTGATAGCACGGTACATAAACTGTAAGACATTTGAGTATATTGCCTGTGAGATGCACTACTCGTATAAGCAGATATGCCGACTTCACGGTAAAGCACTTCTGAATGTGCAAGATGTCCTTGAATGTCCCATTGCATCTGTGGTATGATTACGATAGAAAAGAAGCGAAAGCGTAGTGACCGAGGAGCGACTCATAAGGTCGCCAGGTCACCTTTTCTATCAATTATGCGTAAAAGAGTATCCATTGGACCTCCTTTTTCTTAGTCGAGCCGTCCGCTCTTCTGATTCTTTCGTGCGGACGGTGAGAATATTTCAAGCGCTCTGCAAAGGGTGCTTTTCTTATATCCTAAATTTATGTTAAAAGCATGTTCAAGATGTGGCAAAATCCACAAGCCCGGAGAATGCACAGCCGGGATAAAGTATACACAGAAGATACGGGACAGCGAAGCCGACAGGTTTCGTAACCGCAAGATATGGCGCAGAAAGGCTGATGAAATACTTGAGCGTGACGGCCACTGCTGCAAGGTGTGCCTGTCGGCAGGCGTTATCAACAGCACGGACCTGTCTGTGCATCATATCGTACCGCTAAAGGTCGATTATGACCGCAGGCTTGATAACGATAACCTTATAACGCTGTGCCGCTATCATCACGAGGCGGCGGAGCGTGGGCATATTAGCAGGCAGGAACTGGCAACTATGACTTGTACTGTCGATTTTTCACACCACAACATATAGTGGTACAATGCTATACGCCACGATATATAGTGTACCCCCCCTACCCTTGCGATTTTTGAGGGGTCCCGGTCTGACATCTGACCGCCACCTCTTTACACGATATATTCCCGATATGACTTTGAGAGGAGTGAGTATATGCCCAGAGGAGCAAAAACAATAGAAAACTGTGCGGGACACAGGACAAAGAAAGAAAAAGAAGTCCGTGATAAAGCCGAAGCGGCTATGCTCACAGGGCAGAAGTGTTTTGAGCGTGACTGTGTAAAGGCTGATCCGGTAGCGCACAAGGAGTACCTGCGGCTGACAAAACTGCTCAGCAAGATACAGAAGAACGATGCACTGTACGGAGCAAGTATCAACCGATATTGCGAGTTATACAGCGAAGTAAACACTGTCAAAGCAGACGCAGTAACACAGAGAGCGGTGCTGTCGAAGATTGAGATAGCCTTTAATAATTTATCGGATGAGGAAATAACAGGCGATGAACTGATGAAGTTTACAAAGCTGATGTCCGGAGCTCTTGCAAAGATAGCCGACCTTGACAAGATTATAATGCAGAAGCGAAAAATGATGAGCGACATTGAAAAGGAAAACGGCTGGACGGTACTTTCCGCTATCAGAGCAATACCGAAGCAGGCGGAAAATTCCGAAGATGACGCTTTGATGAAGATATTACAGGGAGGTGAGAGCAGTGAAACTGTTTGATAAGATATTCAGACGTGACACTGAAGGCACGGATATTGAAGTGGCTTTCGGGCTAAAGCAGATAAGCAATATAACGAGAGAACAGGCACTTGAGATCCCTGCGGTTTCAGCGGCTGTTAATTTTATAGCCAGCACAATAGCAAGCCTGCCGATAAGGCTGTACAACAGCAACGATGAAGTTCAGACAGCGGCGGAAATCACTGAGGATAACCGCCTGTATCTGCTGAACGAAGAATCCGGCGATACTCTGAACCCGACAGAAATCAAGCGTGCGGTTATCCGTGATATGCTCCTTGACGGAACGGGATATATGCACATAGAGCGGAGCGGAAACGAGGTATCGGCTCTCAGATATGTCCGTGACAGTGCTGTAAGTGTTGAGAAAAATTCCGACGCTATCTATAAGACGCTCCGTATGCTCGTTGACGGCAGAGTGCACAACCCGTGGGATTTCGTCATTCTCAGTCGCAACAGCGTTGACGGAGGAAAGGGAGTAAGCATACTTGCCGAGAATCCCACGCTCTTGACATCAAGCTATATGCTGTTACAACTCGAAAAGGCGATGAGCCGCAGAGGCGGTAACAAGAAGGGCTTTCTGCGCACAGAGCACAGAGTAGACGAGCCAGCGATGCAGGCTATACGGGAAGCATGGAGAAAACTGTATAGCAACAACGGCGACGGTATGATGATACTGCAGAACGGACTTGATTTCAAGGAAAGCAGCTCCACCGCCGTTGAAATGCAGTTAAATCAGAACAAGGTGACAAACGCTGAGCAGATAGCAATGCTGTTTGGCTTATCTCCCGATGTGCTGTCGGGCAGAGCCGATGACAGAACGTATATCAACAGCATAAGGACAGCCGTATTACCTGTCGTTTCAGCGTTTGAAATGGCGCTTAACAGGGCACTGCTCCTTGAGAAAGAAAAGCATAGTAAGTATTTTGTCATAGATACTTCTGAACTGCTCAAGGCTGATATTCTGACACGCTATCAGGCATATCAGATAGGCCTTGCGGCGAATTTCTTACAGCCTGACGAGATACGCTTCAAGGAAAATCTTGCGCCACTCGGACTTGACTTTATCAAGCTCGGCCTTAACGATGTGCTTTACGACCCTAAGACCAGGCAGATATACACGCCGAATACCGACAGCCACACTAAAATTGATGATGCGGGCTTGCAAAGCGGCGATGAGGGTGGTATAATACAGGTAAGACATTATTTGCAGAACCCTATAACAGGAAAATTAATGGGAAGCACGAGTGACGGTGCAATCAAATCCGTTACGGTAAGCGAGGACGGCACGGTAACAACGGTTTACAAGCCGCAGGCTAAAACAAAATATGCACCATCGCCACAGAGAAATCACAAAGGCATACAACTTGACGAGAGAGAATACAACAAGGTGTGCAGTGAGTTTAATTCTTTGAATCCGGGTTCAAAAAAAGGTGAAACAGATTTAGTAAGCAAAAATGGAATTAGATATTTCGTAGAATCCGACGGAGAAGGTGGCATCACGATTTATAGAGCTTGGGAGGAAGATTAGTGAAGAGAATAATAATTAATTACGATAAATATACGACGGAATATCAGAAATATATTATAGACCGTTTTTCTGAAAGCATTCCCGAAATTGTAGATTCCCCGTGTGATGAAGAAACAAGAAGAAATCATCATACATATAGCGATTTTTTGTGTGTGCTTGAAGCACCTAAACCGTATGGGGTAGAAAAAGAAATGCTTGCATATGGTAAAAATAATCCGGAAGCAACATTAAAAGATTTTGTTAAATATTTTTTATCTATAACCCCTGATGACCTTCCGCCAAATTTAAAGGCGAAAAGGGCCGAAGAAAAAACTTGAAATTGTTATTTTTAGCCGCTCTTTAAGGGCGGTTTTCTTATACCCGTGTGAAATTGATTGCACTTGATTTTAACTTGCATAGTACGCACTAACGATATAACAAACGGCTTAACAAAGCCAAATGTTAATTTGCAGTGTTTATTTGCAATTATGGTTGAATTTTAATACAAACTTCACAAAAACAGCCGTTTTTTGTAAAGTTCGGTGCAAATACAAGCAAACTTAATAATTTTACCGCCCCTTTTGGAGCGGTATTTTTATACCTGAAATATGAAAGTGAGGTTTTTAAACATGAACAAAATTAAGAAAGTTATTATTGCCGCAGTCGGTGTTTTACTGTCAGCGGTTCTTCTGTGTGGTTGTACCGAAGCGAGTAGAGTAACATACAATGTGCAGAAAGAAGCTGATAATTTCAATGTCACAAGGCGGCTGTCGGTTATAAACGCAAGAAGCGATAAACCTGTACTTGAAATTATCGGCAACTTTTCTCTTTCAAACAACAGCAAGAATGAGCTGGTTGTAACAATAGAAACAGCTCCAAATGTGTATAAAGTTGATTATGTGTATCTTAACGACTGGACAATGTACACAGTGGAAGACGTAAGCGGTGCTTACGTTGACAAATATCATTACGAGATTAATTTCTTGCCTGAAATGATTGTGCCGATTACATTCACAAGCAAAGACTGATAATTTTACCACTCTGCAAAGGGCGGTATTTTTATACCCACAACACAGAAAGGAGTGATAAAAATGAAAATCGAAATCCGTTCCGCTGATCTTATGCACATCAGCGGATATGTAAACGCTGTTGAGCGTGACAGCAAGCAGCTTCCTGCATCAATGGCGCCCGGCATGACAACGCCGTTTGTTGAGCGTATCGTAAGCGGTACGTTTGCGAAAAGCCTTAAGGATCATCCGAAGGTTGAACTGAGATTCAACCACAGCAAGGTACTTGACACTACAGACGGAACGCTTAAACTGCGTGAAGATAGCATAGGACTTCATGCAGAAGCCGACATCACCGACAGAGAGGTAATCGCAGAGGCGAGAGCAGGACATCTGACAGGGTGGAGCTTCGGCTTTTCGGGAGCACAGGCACACATTGAGCCGTGTGACGAGGGAGTTCAGCGCAGAATGATTACGGGGCTGACACTGCATGAGGTGTCAATCCTCAACCGCAACCCTGCATACATCGCAACGTCAATAGAAACGAGAGGCGAAGAAACGACCGTGACGGAACAGCGCAGTGCCGAAAACGATACGGTCGAGGTAACAGGTGAAATCCGGGAGTTTATCCCCGATTACAGCAAGGAAATAGAAATTTTACAGCTTATGTCGGATTACTCCGACGGAAAGGAAACAGTATGAATTTAAAAGCACTGATCGAAAAGAGAAATGCTCTTATCGCCGATATGAAGTCACTCTGCGATAAGGCTACAGCAGAAACAAGAGCAATGACAACAGAGGAGCAGACAGACTATGACGCTAAGAAGTCGGAAGTCGAAGCGCTGAACAAGACAATCCGCTCAATCGAGGAGCAGAACGCTCTTAATCTGAACTCTGCAAAGTCAGACGGCACAGCAACCGACAAGGAACAGGCAGAGACAAGAGCTTTCGAAAATTATCTGCGTACAGGCCAGATAGTCGAAACAAGAGAAGATGTCAATCTGACAAAGGGCGATAACGGCGCAGTCATCCCTGCAACTATCGCAAACAAGATAATCCGTAAGGTTATCGACATCTGCCCTATCTATCAGATGGCAACGAGATACACGCTTGCAGGTACGCTCTCGATTCCCTACTACGATGAAGAAACGCAGGCTATCTCAATGGCATATGCTACAGAGTTTACGGACCTTGCAAGCACATCGGGCAAGTTCCTCAGCATTGAACTCAAGGGCTATCTTGCAGGTGCGCTCTCTAAGGTTTCAAGAAGCCTTATCAACAACTCGCAGTTTGACATCGTTTCTTACGTTATAAACGAGGTTTCAATTGCGGCGGCAAAGTGGATCGAAAACCAGCTTATCAACGGCACAGCAAGCAAGATAGACGGTCTTGCTGCAGGTGTTACACAGGTGGTAACGACAGCGTCGGCGACAGCTATCACGGCAGATGAGCTTATCGACCTGCAGGAAACGATCCCCGACGTATATCAGAATAACGCCTGCTGGATCATGAACAAGGCTACAAGAACCGCTATAAGAAAGCTCAAGGACAACGAGGGCAGATATATTCTCAATCCCGATGCAACGGCAAAGTGGGGCTATACACTTTTCGGCAAGCCCGTATACACAACCGACAGCGTATCGGCTATCGCTTCCGAAAAGACAGCTATCTACTACGGCGATATGAGCGGTCTTGCCGTTAAGACCTCCGAAGATGTGTCTATCCAGATACTCAACGAAAAGTACGCAACACAGCACGCTGTCGGCGTTATCGCATGGGTGGAGATTGACGCAAAGGTCGAGAACGCTCAGAAGATTGCCGCTCTTAAGATGAAGAAGGCAGGAGGCTAATAACCTATGACAGTAAAGGCAACGACCAACTTTTCAGGCACCGTCAGTATGGCAAAGGGCGAGGAGCGTGAGCTTCCCGCCGGTCCTGTGCTGAACGACCTGCTCTCCTGCGGGTACATAGTGCCTGTGGACAAGGAGGAGAAAAGTGAAACTAAGCGAGGTAACAAGCGCAAAGATTAAGGCATTCTGCGGTGTCAGCGATGACGAGGACGGAATGCTTGAAATCTGTGCCGGAGCGGCAAAGTCCTATATCAAGGGCTATACGGGACTTGATGATACTCAGATAGACGAATACGAAGACATCACGGTGGCTTACTTAGTGCTTATAAACGATATGTATTCTTCCCGTGACTTCTCGTCCGACAAAGCGTCACAGAATCCCGTGACCGCTCAGATACTCGCCCTGCACAGCGTAAATCTGCTGAACGGAGTGAATGAGAATGACATTTAACAGAAAAATCACGCTCATATCCTCCGAGCAGAAAAACGGCTCGCAGGGCAAAGCGGACAGGGCGGTAAAGACCGTATACGCAAAGGTTTCCGAGCCCGGCGTAACGGCAAAATATGCCGCCGAAACGGCAGGGTACAAGTCGGAGCTTACGGTGTATATGTGGAGACGTGAATACAGCGGTCAGTCGGTCGTACAGATTGACGGCAGGCGGTATCACGTCGAAACAACCGGAGCGGCCGACAGCGACCTGCATATAAAGCTGATACTGGCGAGAGGAGGCTGACAATGATAACAGAAAAGATTGATTCGGCACTCTCGGTGGTATTCGAGCATTTTTACAGCTATATGCCCGAATTTGAGGACGGCGAAGAGCCGGAGAAGTATGCGGTGTACAATTTATCGTACAGAGATACGTTCTACAGCTCCGGCAGGGCAAATATACGGCAGTATTCCTTGTCTGTGAGCGTATTTTCGCCACAGGCAGACATTGAGCTGTATGACAAAACGCAGACGGCGATAGAGAATGTAGGCGGTATATTTACCGGCACTACCGATTTATCGCAGTTTGATGTTTATCCCAACAGAAAAATTTTAGTCATGGAGTTTACGCTCTATGAGGAAAGGACATAACTATGGCAAAAGTAATACAGGGTACAGATCGTAAGTCGGCTGTATGCACCAAGCGTTTTGCGTATGCACCGCTGACAACGGATAACGCCGATACACTGGCATACGGTGACGTGACCGAGATCAAGGACATACTTATCACAACAAAGTACACGCCTAAAATGAACAGCGCATCGCAGTATGCAAGCGGCGTTGAGGTTGACAGCTATGTAGCTAAGGCAGGCGGTACGCTTGATGTAACAATTGTGAACACAAACTCCGCTGACGAGGTAGCACTTTTCGGTGCAAAGGTAAATACGTCAACAGGCGTACTTGAAAGCGGTAAGGATGATGTCGTACCCGATGTAATGTGCATCTACAGCACTATGACATCAGACGGCAAGATAAACCTGTATAAGTTCCCCAAGTGCAAGTTCACTTCACAGGGCGAGAACGTACAGACAACCGATGAGAACGGCGTAACATTCAACAGCCTTGCACTGCAGGCAAACTACAAGGCGCTTATCAACACAGGCGTTGATATGTACTGTGTAAAGGGCCTTGATCCCGTTACAGACAAGGCGAGCATTGACGCATGGTTTGCGACCGCTTCAGGCGTTATTGTAGCTGAAGCGTAAAAAAGTACAGATATGACGGGGCGGGAAACTGCCCCGAAAATTATCTATAAAGGAGATTCGATGTGTTCACAGAACTTTTAAACAAGAAAATTTACATCACAGATACTTTATATCTGCGATATGACATAAAAGCGTTTATAGAAGCGGAAGAAAAGGGCATCAGCCCGTTTGAACTGACATTTCCTCTGCCGCTTGACTACATCAGAGCGGGGCTCAGGTGTTGCTTTGATGAACTGGGAGCCGACCCTGTAAAACGTTCCGAGATAGTGGCATATATGATAAAGGAATTGTCGCAGGAATACCTGCAGGACAGGGTGCTTGCCGCTACGACCGCCGCACTTCCTGCGCCGATAGTGGGGAGTAAGCCGACAGAAGAAAAGCCCGACTTCAAGAAGCTCCGCAGTCTGTTTATAGATATTATGGGACGGACGGAGAACGAATTCACATATTCCACGCTGTACGAAATAACGGACAGATGGAACGACTACGCAACGTTTATGGGGTACAAAGCCCCGACTGAGAGGTTTGTACAATATGACGATTAAAGACAGCCGTGCGTACAAATATGCCGTGTGGGCATCGCAGGACAGCTCCGGTAAGGTCGGCAGATACGTCAGAAAACAGTGTGCCGAATGGCTGAAAGCTGTCGAGGACGGTTATGTAGACGCTCAGGAATGGAACAAGATAACCGCATTGCTCAAAGCCATACAGCACCCGGACTTAGGCCGTGATATGTACTCATCGCTTGAAGATTACAGCCTGCTTTTTATCTATGCGGTGCTTTGCACGAAAACAGACGGAAAGCTGTATTACAGCACAGGACTGCTTGAAATCGCCCGTAAGAACTACAAGACGTTCACAGCGGCGGTAATATTCATCATCGGTATGCTGACATTGCCACGCTTTTCCCGTCTGTTCTCTGTAGCTCCCGACTTAAAGCTGTCGAGCGAGCTGAAAGTAGCTATCAAGAAAATCATAAAATCCTCTCCGCTGCTTGAAAAGCATTTCAAGGTTATGCGGTCCGAGATCAGATGCTTGATGTGTGATACGGAGTACACTCCGCTTGCGTACAGTAAGGATAAGCTGGACGGTAAGCTTGCGCATCTGTTCCTTGCCGACGAAGTCGGGGCTATGGACGGCTATCCGGTTGAAGCAATGCGTTCTTCGCAGATCACGCTTAAGAGCAAGCTCGGAATACTTATTTCCACACAGTACCCGAATGATGATAACGGCTTAAAGGACGAAATCGACATAGCAAAGAAACAGCTTGACGGGGTGTACAGCTCCGGCAAGAAATATTTTGCGTTGCTTTACGAGCCGGATATTGAGCTTGTACCCGACTGGAGGATGAACGACAGTGTGCTGTATCAGTCGAACCCTGTAGCTGTCGATAATGTGGACTTGTTTTCGGAACTGAAAGACAATCGTCAGCTTGCCGTGCTGTATGAAAACAAGCGTGAGAACTTCCTATGCAAGCACTGCAACATTCAGTATAAGGGTATAGGTAGTGAAGGGTATGTTGACCTTATATCCGTGCAGAACTGCTCGGAGGAGATACCGGACGAGTTCTGGCGGGGGAAGATAGTCTATCTCGGACTTGACCTCTCTCAGACTGAGGATAACACGGCACTCGCTATGATATGCTATCACGAGGGCAAGATATATGTTAAATCGGTAGCGTTTGTTCCTGCCGAAAAGGTAGAGGAAAAATCGGTAAAGGAACACGTTAATTACAAGACGCATATCGCAAACGGTGATTGCTTTGCGTGCGGCGATTATATCATAGATTACGGCTTTGTCGAGAATTACATACTGACGCTGAAAGAAAAGTACGGCGTTATAATATCTCAGCTCGGCTTCGACCGTTGGAATGCGCTCTCCACAGTGCAGAAGCTCGAAAGCGCCGATGATCCGATAGAGTGCGTAGAGATACGACAGCATTCAAGCGTGCTTCACGCTCCGACAAAGTGGCTCAAAGAACAGATACTCACAGGAAATGTCGTTTTCGCAAAGAATGAACTGCTTGAAATAAATTTCAGCAACGCAAGATGTACAGAGGACACAAATCTGAACAAGTACGTTAATAAAAAGCGCTCCGCAGGCAAGGTCGATATGGTGGTATCGCTGATAAATGCGGTGTATCTGCTTCAGCAGGAGATACTCAACGGCGATTGCGGCGTGTTTGTGCAGTATTAGGAGGATATTATGGAAAGAATAAAGGAAGATTTTATGATAGCAGGGGCTATAGTCATAGGAAAGCTGATAAAATGACACTGATACAAGGATATTTCGGTATAATCGAATTATGCCACAGCGATAGGTACGACCTTTTCCTCGTCGATATGGAACAGAGGTGTCTTGAAGAGATAGGGATACTGCTCAGATATAACCATAACCACGATCCGCACACGGGTAGGTTTACAAGCGGTAGCGGGGTTGACAACGGCAAAAAAGATGTTGACAAATTGACAGAGAGTAGTATAATAAATTATGCAAAAGCTACCGATGTTTTCGAGGTGTCCAATAATTCTGAAAATTCTAATTTTGAATTGCAGAATGTAGTTGATTTAATGGAAAAATCAAGTGTTGGCAGAGATGCTTTGGCTAAATTATCAGAAAAAGGTGTTAAACCGATCTTCGATTATTCCGAAGTACGTCATACTAACAGAGGAATGCAACAAGGAAATTCCATCAGGCTGTATGCTCGTAATATTGCGAATGAAAGAGTGGCTGCACAGACGGTGATACACGAAACTACACATTTATATTATGGCATAGGTCAAAACCAATGGGCTGAAGCGGTTTGCTTTGCTAAAGAAAAAATGTTCTTGACGGGTAGACCGCTGACCGTTGCTGAAAAGAGATATATTATAAAACTTGCTAAAGATAATTATCCGGAATTTAATTGGAAGAAAGGCGGTTACATCAATGGAAAATGGATATAATCTCATCGAACGATTAAGAAAAGGCGAAAAAATAAAATGTGAGGTTTGCAAAAAAGGCTATTACGTCACAAACGCAAAAAGTATTTCGTTATCGCATGAATTCAAGTGTAATAACTGTAGTAGCGTTTTGAGAGTTTCTCCAAATATAACAGTCGAATAAAATACAACTGAATATAAAAAATCCACTCTTCACAGGGTGGATTTTTTATACCCAAAATACCGAAAGGAGCAAGAAAATGTCTGATGATTTATTCACTCTCGACTTGTCCGGAATGGACCTTAAAGATCTCATTCAAGTAGTAAACGAAATGGATAGCAAGCTGAACAACAAGATTATCCCTGAAATTCTTGAAGAAGTCGGCGATGAACTGATAGACGAAGAACGGCGAATGCTGCAGGGCAGGTCGAATAAAGACGGCTCTCCTACAAAGCTTAGCGGATTGCTGACGAAACAGATAACGAAAACAGGCAAGCTGTATAAGGTGAAAGCCGGATATGACACAGCTACAATTAAAGCGCATCCTGAAAGCGTGATTATCGAGTTTGGCAGACCGGGTAAAAAGAGCCGCAAGAAAGGCGGCAAGGATAAGCTCGGCAGAAAGATAGGCGCTGTGCAGGCATACTCGCACATCAGAGCGGCGCTTATATCAAAAAAAGAAGCAATCACGGAGCTTGCGGAAAACCGCTTCCGTGATGAAATAGAAGAACTGTGGGAAAAGGGAGGTAAAAAATAATGGCACAGGAACTTACTGCGAATTTTGGGGCAAACAGTACAAAATTTTCTAAGGGTGTACAGGAAATAAAAGCCCAGCTCACCGAGCTTAACAAAGCCCTTGAAACGAACAAGAAAGAGCTTGCCGATACAAACAAAAAAACAAAGGAATACGAAAAAGAGCTTGATCAGCTGAAAACAGCCGAGAAAGAAAACGGCACAGCTACAAAAGAACAGAAAGCCCGAATGGCAGAGCTTGAAAAGGAGATTGACAAGGCACGCACCAGAGCCGCACAGCTTAAAACCGAGCAGATCGATTTAAAAAACGGGCTTAAAAGCACCACA